GTCTTCACAATTAGAAGCTTTCAAAGATTTCTTTTTATATCCTTCTTCTTCCACTTCTTTGTCGTCCTTTTTGACTTCTTCTTTAGCTTTTGCTTCTTCAATATCTTTAGAATCTGTATCTTCATCTGCTTCTTCAGATTTCAAGTGTGATGGCTCTGCAGCCACTTGAGCACTTTTAGAAACTTCATCAGATACTTTATTAACCTTTTTACTACCGTCAGGATTACTGTCTGTAGGTTTAACTACTGGTGAACCTAAATCTTCATAATCAGTTTCAAGATGTGATGGTTCAGCCGCAACAGCATTCTTCTTAGGAGCATCCGCCATAGGATTAGCAGCTGCTTCTTCGATAGCTTCTGGTTGCATTTCTGATTCTGCCATTGAAAATCTCCTTTTTTTATAGTACTATAAAACTCCAAACTTTTTGAGTTTGGTATTATTTATAATATTATAGTTTTTTAATAAACGAATCAAAGATTTTTAGTTTTTGTTCTTCTAATTCTCTTTTCTTCGCTCTCATCATTTCCATCTTCCACGCCTCTACATCTTTTTCAATTAAGAGACCGTTATCCCATACCCACTCTTTTCCTTCCATAATGCCCTCTACGAAAGCTTCTGGCGCTGAAGGGTCGGCAACAATGTCAGCGGCTGTCGCTAAGTAAAAGTCATCTTTTACATAGTTTGCACCGTTGCGTTGTATAATGGAACCCATGCCTCTAGATGATACTCCTAATTGAGCACCTTCATCTATAAGATTTTTTACAATCTTACCATAAGGCGTGTCCATGATTTTAGCTTCACCAATAAAGTTATCGCCATCTGGGTAAAGTTTATTCACCATGTGAGATACTCTTTCCAAATTAACTGTTGGGCCATCTGGATGTCCTAACTCACCAAATGCACGATTTTTATTGATAAATTCTTTGTTGTATCTTTTTACTTCTTTCATCAAGATATCTTTAGGGTAAACTCTACCATTACGATTCTTGATGTTAGACTGTAAAAAAACACCTCTAATCTTGTATTCTTTCTTGCCGTTTTTTTCTTCTATAAGATATTCGGCGTTTGATACTTCTTCTGAAATTAATTTCATTAGTGTACTCTCTCTTTTTTTCTAATACTATTTATACAAACAATTACTTCTATATTAGAATTTTGTTATCTAAACTCTACAATTATACTGTAATTATCACCATTTGCAAAGTTTTTTGTACTTAACAGCACATCACCTGTTGGTGTTGTCGCATTATTTGGTATACTATTACCATCTGTTCTAAAATCCATGAATCCTTGTCCTGATAAAAATAATGCTGTCGCATTTGTTGTGCCATCCCAAATAAGTTCAACACCAGATTTACTATCAGATGTATTGATAGAATAATATACTTTAGATATAACCCTATTACCATCTTCAGACATAAAGGTTAATGTTGAAGCGTCAACTTTTTTAACCAAAGTTTCGCCTGTACCATCGGAAAAGTTTGTAAGTTTTGCTACAAATTTAACACCTGATGTATCAGCAATTGTCTGTGTTGTTACTAAATCTGCCATAATGTCTCCTAGCTATTTTCACCCATACCTTGTTTTTGTAATGTTAATAATGCAAAACCGGATGAAGCATTAGTTGTAATTGCCTCAATGTCTCCACCTGTTGCACCTGTATTGGTTGCTGTATTTTTAATTACTGCACCATAATAGTGGCCTGAACCACATAAGTTTATTGCCTCAACATCACTTGAAGCACCTTTAAATTCTAATTTACATTCTCCTAAACCTACACCATATACAATGTTTGTAATATGAAGTTTAGCTCCATCAGCATGCCCACTTAATCCTGAAGCATCCACGGCCGCAGCTGTTGTAGCGGCGTCAGCGTTCCAGGTGAGTAATACTTTGGCATGTGTTTTAGTATCTGATAAAATTTTAGTTGTAACTGCCATAGTTCCTTTACACCTCTGTTTGTTTTAATTGCTCTCTTACTTCTAATTCTATGTAATCTAACAATTGTTCTTTTGTTATATCATGCGAAGAAACAATTGTCTTCACACAGTCTTCTATATTTTCACAAAAATTATCATCTCGATAACTTCCATTATCATGTCTGTTGTCTAACATTTTATAAAACTCATTGACAGCCGTTTTTAATTTTGGCGACAATGATTTATAAGCAGATGAATCTACTAAATTGTAATCTTCAAATATATTACTTAGCTTCATCTGATGTTAAATCTATGTCTGCTTTACCATCATTTTGGATAGAAACAGAACCATCTTGATTAAAAGTTCCTGGTTCAGCAATTTCAGGTTTTGGGTCACTAAAAGCTTCTGCTTCAGATGGTATTGATTGAGCAGTACTGAATAATTGTCCTGCTAATTCTTTTCTTCTAGCATCCAAGTTATCTCCTACTTTTTGTCTTAAAGCATCCTTGAAAGCATCCCCAGCTTCAATGTTATTGCCATCGCCAAGTTTATCTATAAAGTTTCTTATTTCTTCACTCATTATATTTCATCCTCCATTGGGGTATCATCCATTTGAGCCGTAGGGTCTTGAATAATACCAGTATCAATTTCTTGTTTAATTTGTGCATCCATTTCATCAATTTCAGCGTCGCTTTGTTTGAGTATATTTTTTCTGATGTACTCAACACTATAAAACTTACCAATATAATCTCTCATTTCATTTGCTAACTGAAGTCTTTCTCTCATCATTTCAGTTTGTTTTAATTCTGCAAAATGACCATCTTGTAAGTAATCATAATTAATATTTTGATTAATCAAAGTCCAGTCTTCTTCAGAAATAACTTTCTTTAAGATTAATTGTGTTTTTAGTAAATCGTTAAATAGTTCTGTAAATTTCTTTCTTAGTCTTTGTACAAATTTAGTAAATTTAAGTTCATCTCTAGTAATCTCACTAGCACGACCTAAATTAAATCCTTGTGAAGATTCTAATCTACTTACAGGAACATTTAATGAACGATATAGTTTTTTTTGAAAATATTCAATATCTGCAATTTCACCTAAGTTTTGGCCGCCTGGTAATGTAGAAATATCAGTACCTCTACCACCTTCTCTACTTGGCAACCAAAAGTCTTCAAGCATAGACATATAGTTTCTATCATCTCTAATTTCACCTGTAGAAGCGTCATAGACAAGTTTATTTCTATATCTTGCCATAACATCTCTTAGATATTGTTC